GCGAGGGCGACAAGCGCCAGGAGAGCGACAGCGTGATCCGCGCCCGCCAGGAGGACGTCACGGGGCTGCCCGCGGAATACTACCAGCGGATGCGGGAGAGCTATGACCCCGAGGTCTACGAGCAGTACGCGCTCGGAAGGTGGGTGCTTCGAGGCGAGGGGCTAATCTACTCCCCACCGTTCGGGGAGGATAACCTCCGCAGGTGCGCGTACCGGCCAGGCCAGCTCGTTCTCGTCGGGATGGACTTCAACGTGGACCCGTTCTCCTTCGTCTGCGCCCACGAGGTGCCCAAGGTGGATGGCTTCGGGAGGCCGTACGGGCCCCCGGAGCTCGAGGTGTTCCGGCAGTACAGGCTCCACGGGGCCAACAGCCGGCAGGCCGCTGAGACGCTGCTCCGGGACTACCCGCAGAGCCGGATCGAGATCTGGTGCGACGCGGCCGGCGCGGCGAGGCACACGTCTGGGCTCGCGGGGTCTGACGTGACCATACTGCGCCAGGCGGGGATCGACGTGCACTGGACCACCGTCCGCAGGGTGAACGACCGCTACAACGCGACGCGCGCCATGATCTGCAACGCGAACGGGCTGCGGCGCCTGTTCGTCGATCCAGAGAACTGCAAGCAGCTGGTCAGGGAGATCAGGACGCTCACCCACGAGGAGGCGGCCAAGTCCGGCGCGGACAACCACACCACGAGCGCCCTCGACTACCTGGTCCTCGGAAAGTTCAACCCCGTTCGACGGGTAGACCAGCCTGGCAGGTGGAGCGCCTGATGGGTTTCAAGGAACTGTGGCAGGGGGTGAGAAGCATGTGGAGCGGAAGCTACCAGCCGCAGAAATCCAAATGGCTCGACGTATCTTTCAACACCAGGGTATCCGAATGGCAGACCGCCATCGCGCTCTACGAGGGGCGGCAGTCGGACGTGCTCGACTGGGACTTGAGGCAGACGTTCGAGGCGATGGAGGCGTCCCAGCTGGCGAAGCAGAAGCTGTGCTTCAACGTCATCAAGCGCATCGTGGACAAGACGGCGATGCTGTACAAGGAGGAGCCGACCTACACCTGCGAGAGCAACCCGCAGCTCGTGGACGCCATCGGGGGCAACGGTGGGCCCTTGAAGTGCGGGGACAGGTATTCGGAGCTCTGCGGGATCGCATGGGTGCACCCGAGGTGGGACGACGAGCAGCAGAAGGTCGAGTTCGTCGTGATACCACCCGACCAGGTCGAGCCGAGGTTCAACCCGTACAACTTCGCCCTCGAGGAGCTGACCTTCTTCAGCTACATCCAGGACGGGGCGCACACGCAGGTCCTCAGGACCGTGTGGACGGACGAGACCTTCATCATCCTGCGCGAATCGAAGGACGTGACGGACGAGGTGCTTTCGGCGATGGGCCTGCCGGAGAACCCGCAGCGCGTCAACCCCTACGGGGTGATCCCCTACGCGCCCATGCGCCCGAGGATCCCGCTCTACGGTGAGCCTCTCGGGCAGTACCGGGAGGACCTGGTATCGGCGCAGCGCACGCTGAACCTGCGGCTCACGGACATGCAGTTCCTGATCAAGATGCAGGCCGGGAGCCAGCTCGTCATCGAGGGCAAGCCGGAGGGGGACTTCTGCATCGGCCTCGGCAAGCCGCTGATCATCCCGCCAGAGATCGACGGCGGTGGCGGCGCGAACAGCGCGTACTACCTGAGCCCGAGCGCCAGGATCACGGAGGTCTGGCAGGGGATCGTCGAGACGGTCAAGCACCTGTCGAACCTCAACGGGATCCCGAGCAACTGGTTCGACGGGGGCATCCCCGCGAGCGGCGAGGCGCTCCGCCTGTCGCTGTCCGACCTCACGGAGTACCGGGAGGACAAGCAGGACAGCCACACGATGTTCTGGCGGGACTTCTCGAAGGTCTGCGCGAGCGTGCTGAAGGTGGACGGGAAACGGGGCAACGGCAGAGCCGACGGCTTCACGGTCGAGTTCGGCGCACCGGAGCCCTACCAGTCGCCGGAGGAGGCCGCGGACGAGTGGGAGCGCCTGATCAAGGCGGGCGTCCGGCAGAAGTGGGAGTGGGTCGCCGACGAGCGGGGGCTCGACGAGGACGAGGCGAAGGCCTTCCTGGCCGAATCGCAGGCGCAGGAGAGGCAGATGATCTCCGCGACCAGGCCGCAGGCGCCTCCTCCCGGGGCATTCCTGGCCAACCTGAACAGGAACGTCGCACAGCGGCCTACCGGCGAGGAAGAGGTGGAGTAGTTGCCGACCCTGGCCGAGATCGCCGAAGAGCTCGAGAACATCTCCGTGGCCAGGGAGAGCGCCGTCGAGAGCCGCCTAGCAAGCGCGGTGCGGGCCCTCCAGGCGAGGCTGTCGAACCTCATCGGGGCCCGCGATGACTGGGCGTACGAGAACCTTGCGGACCTGTCGGCACAGGTGCAGGCCGAGCTGGAGCGCTCCGGGCTCTACGACATCGCCCAGGAGTTCGACGCGGCGATGGAAGACTACACGAAGGCCATGGGCCAGAACGCGTTGAAGTACACCCCGGGCGAGGCGACGGCGCTCCAGATGGCGCTGCAGGCCAAGCTAGACGGATGGGAAGCGACCGTGTCCGACGGCGTCCTGAACTGGCTGAGGGACAGGCTGTCGGCGGCGACGGTGTCCCCGATCTCTTCGGACGCGCTGGCGCAGGCCATGATCGAGCAGCTCGAGGTCATGGCGGCGCACGCCTACACCTACGCGCAGACGGCCATGCACAACCAGGCCAGGGAGCTCTGGTACGTGACCGGGGAGAACATGGGCGCGGAGCGGTTCAAGTACGTCGGGCCGAAGGACCTGAGGAACAGGCCCTTTTGCGCCGAGCACGTGGACAACACCTACACCCGGGGGCAGATCGACGAGATGGACAACGGGCAGGGGCTCCCGGTATGGACGAACGGCGGCGGGTGGAACTGCCGGCACGTGTGGCTACCACTAGGCTGAACGGAGGGCGAATCAGATGGCGGACGAAGTGAAGGCTGCCGGGTCGAGCCCGGAGGAAGCGAAGAAGGCGGGCCCCGAGGGCGCGCATAGCCCCACCCCCGAGGAGTGGGCCGAGGCGCAGAAGGCGATCAGAGCCAAGTCCGAAGCCGCCGAGCGGCTGGCCAAGAAGCTGGAGGCTTACGAGGCGGACAAGGCGAGGGCCGCGGAAGAGGCGGCCAAGAAGAGCGGCGAGTTCGAGAAGCTCTACGCCGCGGAGTCCGAGAAGCGGAAGGCGTTGGAGGCCGAGGTCGGATCGATCAGGGCGGCCCAGCAGGCGGAGTTCGAAGCTCTCGTCAAGGGCTGGCCGACGGACGACCTGGCACTGATCCCGGACGGGCTGCACATCGCCGAGAAGTTGGCGTTCGCGAGGAAGCTCGCGGCCAGGCTCGGCCAGTCCGCGCAGTCGCCGGGGACCGCGGGGGTTCACGGATCCCGCTCGACGCCCAAGCCGAACGGCGGCTTCGCATCGGATCAAGAGTGGGCCCGGAAGGACTGGAAGGGCTACAAGGCGTACCGCGATTCACTCCATAGGAGGAACAACTGATGGCAGACACCACCAGCACCACCATCACCACCCTGCTGCCGAGCCTCGTGGGGCCGGCCGTCGAGGCCTTCGAGCAGGAGAGCAACCTGCGCGACCTCGTCACGGTCTACCGCATGGACAACGGCACCCTCACCGTGCCGACGCTCGGCACCTTCACCCCCGTCGCCGTCTCCGAGGGCGACCTCCCCGGTCCCGGGGAGGCGTACACCCCCGGCTCCGCGACGCTGACCAGTGCCAAGTACCGCGTCACCACGACGCTCACCGACCAGGCCGTGAACCGGGCCCTCCGCGCCGGGAACTTCGACCTCGTCGAGGCCGTCGGCCGCGCCGCCGGCAGGGCGCTCAGCGTCAAGATCGACAAGCTCATCGCGGCCCTGTTCTCCGGGTTCTCCACCGGGTCCGGGTCCGGGTCCGGCTCCACCATGTCCTACACGTACTTCGGCCTGGGGTACAGCAACCTCCAGAGCAACGCCGCCCCGGCCCCGTACGCCATGGTCCTCCACCCGCTCTCGATGGTGTACCTCATGATCGACATGAAGTACACCGCGCCCGCCATGGGCCGGAGCGACGGGGAGAACAAGACGCCGCTGTACGACCTGAACATCGCCGGGGTCAGCTGCAGGACCTCCCCCAACCTCACCGTGAGCTCCAGCGCCGCCTACGGCGCGATCTTCGCCAAGGAGGCCATCGCCCTCGGGATCGAGAACGAGCCCCACATCGAGCTCGAGCGCATCCAGGACACGGGCTACCTGCTCACCGCTTCGGTCGAGTGCGGCGTGATCGAGGTGAAGGACCTGGGCGGGTACTACTTCAACGTGAAGGCCGCGTAAGGAGGCCCGCATGGCAATCGGAATGTCAGGACGCGAACTCATCAGCGTCGTCATCAAGCCGGAGGACAAGACGGTCGCCGGGAACAATGTCGTCATGGGGTACTGGAGGGCTCCGTGCACCTGCACCCTCGTGGGCGCGTACGCAGTGGACACGACGAACCTGGCCAAGGCCGCCAGCGCCTACCTGACCATCACCGTCACCAACAGCGGCCAGGCGGGGGCCGGGACGACCGCGATGGCGACGGGCAACGCCTCCGGCTCCTCGGGCAACTGGATCGCGGCCGGCGTGCACACGGCCCTCACGGTCTCCACCACGGCCACCTACGACGAGTGCGTCGCCGGGGACATCATCAAGGTGGTCAAGACCGAGGCCTCCACCGGGCAGGACTTCACCGAGGGATCCGTGCAGCTCGACTTCGTGACGGGGAGGTGACCCATGGCCGAAAGCCTCTCCGGGTCCATCCTCATCCCGGTCTTCATCAAGCCCGAAGACACCACCGTGGCAGGGAACAACACCGTGGTCGGCTACTGGAGGGCCCCCTGCACGTGCACGCTGGTCGGCGCCTACGTCACGGACACGACGGCCGTGACGAACGACACCACGGACTACCTCACCATCACCGTCCAGAACACCGGGACGGCGGGCTCTGGCTCGACCAGCATGGCCTCCGCGACCAGCAACGTCGCCTCGGGTAACTTCTGCACGGCCGGAGTGCCGCTGGCCCTGACGCTCTCCACCACCTCGACGAACCTGTACGTGACGGCGGGCGAGATCGTGAAGATCCTCAAGACCGAGGCCGGAAGC